GTAATTCCATCATAAAATTGGATACCAGATTTCATCTCAACCTGACTCGCAGAGACCCCTGCAAGACCAGTACATGCCTCCTCAACCATAAGATGCATCTTATCCAGGTCTAAAGACTCAATACGTCCATCTCTCTTCTTAACCTTTGTACCGTTGCTCATATTTTTTTCCAAGTGTTAAACTTAAGTTTTGCTTCTAAACCAGAATATGTATTTAATTCTATCATGGACTGCACGTCCAGTCCAGACATCACCATATCATTTATATCTTTGTCATCTATGCCATTTGGCCAGATGACTATGGAGTCGCCACTATCGATTGTTTTACTGATTCGATTGACAATCTCTCTGTTGCGGGGTTCGTTATCATAAATCCAAACAGGATTGCTGATCCCCCAACGATCAACATTAGCATCAGCTCCGCACATAGCAATCGAGTTGCGAACGAACGTGCTGTCAAAAGGTCCTTCTGTAACATAGACTGGAGCATCCTTTCTGATGTTATCGAGTCCATAGATTTTTGGTGCGTCATCATCAAGCATCACGGTGATATATTTAACAGGGTTAGGACCGACAGATCTCCCTTGGAATCCAATTAATTTCTTTTCATAATAAAGAGGAATAATAATTCTCTCTTCATCATATCTCGTATCATCAAAAGTTGGTTTAAGCGTATTTACAAACTTCTTAAACGTTTCAGCATAATAAAATTGTGCAGGATCAAGTCTCCTTGCTGTCAAGTAACCAGCAGAGTTAGGATTTTCTGATGCTTTAGGAAGATTAATTTTCTTTTTAAACTTAGGTGCATCAAACTTAAAGTCTGGTTCATCAATTACAAAGTTTCTGCCAGTATGTCCACTTTTAAATTTCTCAAGAACATACTGCTTGTGAATAGCAGGATCAACCTCCTTTAAAAAATTATTAAGAGACATCGAAGCACCACAGTTATGGCACTTGAAATTAGTGTTTGCCTTTACAGCGTAGAGATATCCTCTAGTCTTGCTCTTGTTCTTCTTTGAATCACCACAAATTGGACAACGAAAGTTGTAAAGATTTGATTTGACTCTCTTAAATTTTTCTAACCGCGAAGATACGAGACCAATGAATTTGGAATCAATATGATTCATTCACAAAAGCAACTGCTGGTGCCACTATAGCACTATCGGCAGAAGATAACAAGGGTTTGAGTGTTTTTATTGCTTGAGGATTAGTTATAATCAATATTGCTCCCAATGCTCCGATGCCAATCCAAAGTTTCCGTTCCAGTAATGATAATCGTTTAGTAACGCTGTCATGATCGCTGTCCATTTTATCACGGAGTTTGTCGATTTTATCAAACAACACCGCGTCGATCTTTTCCTGCTTAGTGATTCTTTCCTCATGAACTGCCAACATTCTACTCACATTATTATTTACCTCGGCAATTTTTTCAATAGCAGAATCTAACCTTGAGACTAATGTCTCAAAGTTTTGTAGTTTCTCTTCTAAGACCGCAAGTTTAATTTGCTCTGCCATTCTTCTTCTTGAAGTAATCTAACCATACTCTTCGGCTACCATGACCACCGTATGCATAATTACCTTTCTTTTTTTTCCTTCTTACAGGAGGATCATCTCCTGCCTCCACAGATCCAGCAATCTTTCCATGCGCCATTGCATTCGTGGGAACATCCTCACGAATTATCTGAATGATCTTATCAAGAGGACTCTTTTTCATTATAGATTTTATAGAGTTCTGTCAGACAATACATGTCAACCTGAACGTCATGCAGTGATGAATGAGGATATTCAGGAAATCTTCCAAGAAAAATTATAAAACTTTTCATGGAAGACCATAAATCATTTTCTATTTTAAAGAACAACATAGGAGTTGTTGCTTCACCAAAAATATTATAAAGAATAATAAAGTGGTTCAAAAGAAGATGAGTCTTAAGTTGACCCGTATTCTTGTATCGCTTCAGTAACCTTTTAATATACTTAAAGTGATTCAGATCTTTATCAAAATCCTCTTTGGTAACTGCCTGAGGATTTTCATAATTTTTAATAGCGAAGAGGAGGAAGTTGTCCTCATTCAATTCATTAAAGATCATTCAGTCATCATGCAAGGGGATTAGAATCGTAGAGAGGGACGTTACCGGTTGTAATACCGGACATTGCGACCAGAGTCTCTTTCTTAACTCTCAGGTTGCCATGGTTGTCAATGTAGGTGGTAACACCAACCCAACCAGCGTGGTCAACTTGATACTGTCCGCCAGCAGCAGACTCTTTACCACCCTGAGCAACAGCATATACATTCTTTTGATATCCACCGTGATGTCTCTGGAATGCAATCTGATCGCCTGCGGTAACTGCAGAGGCAATTGTAGCGCCAACACTAACAAATCCAGTAGGTCTTCCATCATCAAATTTAGAGGACATACCAGCAATAAACACAACTGGATCACCTGTTGTGATGCCCACTGAGAGAGTTGCTGCAAAACCAACTCCAGTTGCTGTAATTGAAGTGACGACTCTTTCAAGAACACCTGTCCCAGTATCAAGACCACCAGTGGTAAGTCCAGCTCCAACAACTAGAGAATCACCAATTGTTAAACCAGGGAAAGGTGAAGGAGTAAGTGGAATAAATGCTGTTCCAACTCCTTGAACCTGGGTCACTGAAGCAGCACCAGTTCCAACACCAGAAATTATATGATCAACACCGCCTACATCAATAAAATCACCTGCAGCGATTCCTTGATCACGAATGTTATCCTGTCTACTATTTTGGAAATCATCATTAGTGTTAAATGCGAAGACGCTACCACCGATCGCAACACCAGTTTGAGCAATTCCTGTGTAGAATGTCTTAACAGTAGGTGCTTCTTTATTAAAATCAGTGTCTTCACTAAACGCAGGATTTGATGTGGTGTATTTTGGAAGTCTGCTTACCTGGAATGTAGTAGAACCAGTTGCAGTATGAGCGTTAGGACCAGAGTGAAGCAGACCAATTGTAGATCCAATGGTACAAGAAATCGTACTGGCGACCGCAACGATTACAGCATCACCAAAATATGTTCCAGTTCCTACACGAGTTCCAACTCTTAAAATGTCACCAACCTGAGCAAAACCAGTTACACCAAAACTAGTGCCAGCGCCAGTTACAGCCAGGGTAGCATAATTAATTGAAATGGTCCCACCACTCTCTACACTAATTGCATCGGTATTTCCCCAGAGTGCCATGTCTTTCTCTCTAAAATTTACTTGATATTAGATATTTATAAAATCACTCACCCTCACGGGCAGCGATTGATTTGGTTACGACCTCCAATAATTGGTCGTCCATATCGGTTTTTGTTAACTTAACTGCCTTAGCAAGAATAGCAAGACAAATCTCAACAAGTTTCTCACCCAGTTCTTCATTTTCTGGAATTTTATTAACAGCATCAGAAATAATTTTAGATGCTAAAGGTAAAAGGAATGCAAGCATGATAAACCTCAGTGACTATTATATATATCCCCCAAAAAGTCTCTAAAGGATTTTCTATCTTCATTTACATCACCCGAAGTATCTTTCTTATGAAGATTTTTATAGAGATGTTTATGAAGTGGTTTTGCTCTCTTCATAATCTTATCTCTCTGTGAAAAATCTGCTGCTTCTTTTGCAACCTTTTTCTCAGGGAGTTTCTTATGCTTAGTAGAAGCAAAGTCTTTCGCATCACTCTTCTTCATAGATGCTGCTGCTTTAGCAACCTCAGGAGAAGGGTTGGTCATGTCACCTTTCTTGGTGGCATAAACCATACCCATAAACCTTTGCTGTGCCTTAGATACGGCAGGCATTACTTCTTCTTGGTATCCATGATAGCACCCTGTCCATGCTTGGCACGGATGCTTGCCTTTACTTTCTCAAGTGCCGACATACCATCATAGGGTTTTTTCTTTCCACCACCCATGGCAACATTTTTAGTAGCACTCTTGTAACGATTGTTGCCATCAACACCACCACGCTCCATGCGACGATCCTTCAGAGAATCTTCGGTTTCTTCACCCATTGCTTTCGTGGGTGCCTCAGACTTTTTTGCTTTATTCAACCCCTGTTGTCTTCTTTGAGCAATCATCCTATCAATCATTGCTTTCTTCTTTTGAAGTTGCAGTTCTTGAGGAGTCATCGATGCATCTTCCTTCACATCGTTTCTATCATATTTCTCAGCATCCTTGTTCAGTGCCTTGACAATCTTACCAGACTTTTTGCCTGCCTCAGTTCCTTTGTCACCACCCTGTAGTGCTGTACGTGACAGGTTTCCTGCTTTGCGGAACATGGTGTTTCTCTTACCTCTTGAGAGTTCTTTATAACCCTCTTCCACTTCAGTCTCAACTTCTTCGTTCTTGGGAACGCAGTTGGGAACCATCTTACCACCTTTCTTCTTCATCCCAACTTGCTTGTGGGAATCCCAGCAAGGGTCACCATCACCCTCATTCATATGATCGGCAGCCTTATACTTCTTATTGCCTGCCTTATATGCTTGATAAGCAGGTGTGTTTCCTTTCTTATCAGCATTGGTAACAGTCATACGGGTGTCTTTTTTCTCTGGTGGAGTTCCACCATAGACTGCTTCATCAACTTCAGTCATCTCAAGCAGTTCACCACCTAGTTCTTCTACTGCCTCACCAAGTTTTGGATTGATTTTAATTTTATTGCTTATCTTCTTTTCTTTAATTGGTTTATCATCCTCAGTATCAGTCATAACCTCAGCGAGAGATCTTGACTCCTTGAGTTTTTTCTTCATCGCACTGCCAATTGCCTTGCGACGTTTCATCAGGTAAGAATCACTGCTGTCTTTCTTACCGTCATTATTGACATCACCGTCTTCTTTACCAACAGGATCAAGTTTCTCGGCAACTTGAGTTTCCTCAAAGTGAGGATTCTTCATAGAAGTCCCCATCTTCTCCATATCTTTACGTGCTTTCTCGTTATTCTTTTGGCGTTTCTTCATATCTGGTTCAAGATATGAATCATCCTTCTTTTCAGCAACTTGATCTAAGTATACCTTTGAGATATCAAGCAAAGGATTTTTACCGATTCCATTAGACATGGTAATTCTATGACTTTTTAATCTTATACTTATTTATGAAATTCTTAACGCTCTTAGTTCCTGTTGCTGCCATAGCATTTTTAAGGTATCCACCAGTTCCAACTAAAGTGTTTGGTTTTTGAGGAACTCTCATACGGCGTTCCATTTTTTTCTCCGTATATTCCATGACATCACGGATCCAGGACTTGAACATATAGTCCTCTTCAGTCACACAGATTAGGTGATTAGTTCCTCTACGAATAATCTTACCAACTAATCCTGTGTTTAAACTTTCAACAATATCACCCATGCGATAAATTAAACCCCGCACGTACTGATTACGAAGTCCTCCCTGATCATACTTGGGAGCAATCTCCCACATCTCAGCGACTTCTTTCTTTTTCTTCTTGGATCCCATACCCTGACGAACTGCATCAAACAGTGCGGTAGTGTCACCATCATCAAGTTCTTTTGGTGTCCCTTTACGGAATGAATCAAAATCATCATCAACAACTGCCTTTCTCATCTTAGATGCTGACATACCCTCAACGCCTTCAGCATCCGCATCTCTCACACCTGCAGAGATAACACGAATATTATCAAAGTTATAGAGTTCACCATTATACTTTGTTGCCAGATTCTCAAACTCAGATTGACGATCTGATCCTACAATGATATTGACATTCTTATATCCCGACTCATTTGCTGCAACCAATACGTCAAAGATTGATTTCATCTCATCATCATTTATAATAACCTCTGCAAAGTCAGGGAACATTTTCTTCATGAAAGAAACTTTCATATCAGGATCAAGAGGATTTTTCTTAGCATCCTGTGATCTTGATGGATAAATTTTAAGGTCTTCACCTTCTGCTGCTTTCTTTGCTGCTGCTAGAAGTTTTCCATGACCAACTGTTGGTGGATTAAAACGACCAAATGCAACAGTTAAAGTTTCTGTAGTCTCTCCAGATACATCACCTTCTTCATCTTCACCAGATGATTTCTTCTTAGTATCTTCAGGTGCCTTTGCTTTCTTTTCTTTCTCTTCTGGTTTTGCTTGTGCTCTAGGTTGTCCCTTTGTTTCTTCTGGACCTTTTGCTTTCTTCTTATCTACAAACTTTAACTTACCATCTTCAGTAGTCGCAACAAACTTTCCACGGGTGTCTAACCAACCACCGTGTCCGTCACTCTTGAGGTTTAATTTATTCGCCTGCATACTTGCCTGCGATTGTGCCTCATTCAGGAACTGAAAGAAACTTTTCATTTATATTGATAATCCTTATACATTATTTAGTGTTTTAAATTCCAGTATCACCTTCTTTAATCATTTTCTTAAACTCTGGAGTTATACCTGCAAAGAATTGTGGGAAGGCAGCAAAGTCTCCTTTGTATCTAAGTTCAATCTCAAGAATAGGTGTTTTACCTTTTGACAGTGTGAAGAAAACTTTTGCTGCATTCTTTTGTACTGTTTTATCACTATCAAAAACTAACTTTGTCTCTTGTTTTGATAACTTAGCCATGGCAATCATTATACTGTTTATTTCCAAAACATTTGCACTTCCAATATTAGGTGAAAGATCTTTACTAACTGTGCCTACACCTTCAGTCAAATAAAATCCAAACTCGTACTTGTCCCAGATTTCTAACACATCTAGAAGATTTAGTTTTAAAGTTCTTGTTAACAAAATATCCGCAAGACTATCCTTTACCTTAGGATCATTCATCGCATCAAGAAATCCCTTGAAAAGTGGATTTATTTTTCCAGGAGAACTCTGAAGTTTTTGATTAACAAATTTTCTAAAACTCTCTTGCGACGGTGCTGCCCCACTTTTTTTAATTAATCCGTTTGGATCCTGCAGATCAGCCTCTGATTTTAAATTAATCAAAGGAATTTTTTCAATCTTTCCTCCACCTTTGTTTCTAATCACACGCATATCCCACAGAACTTTAGCGTCTGATATATTATTTGGATTTAATCTGCCGATTTCTTTATTTCCAGATACCGCAAATCTTTCTAAAGGTCCACCAGGTCCACATGCCTCTTTAATAAGTCCAGCAAAATATTTTATTCTATGATCATTAATTTTATCAAGAACTTTTTTAAATTTTGGACCACTAATATATGCTGAGAAAGCGTTATTAATTAGAGTTGGACTAGGGGCATTTGCTTTTGGTTTTTTCTTTAAAGAAATGCCAACAAAATCATTACCATTAAGTTTTAAAATAACATCTGAAGAATTATAATCTGCCATCCCAAATGCCTTTACTTTGAAAGGTTCGACATCAGGATGCCATTTATTACCAGTCAAGTATACTTTTGAAGGGACTTTATCTTTTCTAAGTTTTGATCTCGTTCCCAATACAGCAGAAATAGATGCCGCAAGATCCCCGTAAATATCCTCTGGTTTTTTGGATGAGGTTTCTAAATCGATAATCCCTATCATTCCATTTTTGGTTGCATTACCAGCAGCATCCAATACTTTAGCACTCTTTAAGTTTTCAAGAGCAACAAAATACAACTCTTTGAATTTACCAACGTCATTTCTAGATGCTTGTAGATCAGCAGTGGAAACAAATGATAATCCAGCATATAATCCCTCTGACGGTTCAAATGCCATTTGACTTAGACTTTCTAAGTATTTAGAATGGAGTTAAACGGACTCGAACCGTTGACATCCTGCTTGCAAAGCAGGCGCTCTACCAACTGAGCTATAACCCCGGAGAAGGATTACTCCTTATCCTCTAGTTTAACACGATAAACAGTGCGACGAGCAAACCGTTGATCAATCTTAAGTTTACCAATATAGAGAGCAGCGATCCAGACGGTAAAAAGGAAACCGTCGAAGTAACTCATTGAATTCCAAGCGTGTACTGCACCATCCATTAAAGATCACCCTCCTTACGATTCTCAGATTTGTGAACATCGAAACTACCACCAGGATAACGTGCCTGAAGTTTGTCTACATTCATCTCAATGATTTCATCAAAGGTAGTATCAAGTGCCATACATGCCTGAGCAAGATACCAGCAGATATCTCCCAGTTCACGTTTCATGTGAAAGACATTCTCTTCGTTATATGGTTTACCCTGGAAGATAATCTTTTTCACAACCTCAGTAAACTCACCAGACTCGGCACAGAGACCAAGAGCAGCAGTAAGTAACTGTGATGTATTCGTTCCAGTTACCTCAAGTTCTGCAAGACGAGATCCCATTGCACCATAGTCGAGACTTGGTTCACTGGTTACTCCCCTGACAAATTCTACATATTTTTCAGTGTCAACTTTAGTCATGAAAATCCGGGATAAATGGTTCTTGGCAATTTTGAGGAAGTTGTTGTGTAGGAAGTTTTTGACCTTCTACTTCAATATATTCTACCTCTTCCCAACTACCACCAACACCACCGTCCATATTGACGATAATATCTTTAGTTGGGAGTTTGGGTCTTTCTAAAAGTTTGACCTCAACGGTTTCGTAAGTTGGTTTAAATTGGTAATAATGTCCATCACCTCTTGTCCCAATAAGATTAACGGCATCTTTAATAGAACCGCAATCAGCAATCTTTTTACCAGTTGGATCAAATACAGAGTAGTATCCGTTCAAAACTTAAACCCCTCAAATGATTTCTTTGGTTTATGCTCATCGTTATTATACTCTTCATCTCTACCACTGTCAAGGATATCATCCTGTGCAGTCTGTTCACAATCATACAGTCTCATCTTGGCACGATCAATACCAACCACAAATCTTTTAGAAATAGTTGGATCATTATATCTATTCTTCAATTGCTTAACCATAATTTGTCCTAATCCCTCAAGGTCATCTGTAGAAATAAGGGCAAACATAAGATCAGCAGTAGCAGGGAGACCAAAGGACTCACTAGTGTCAGTAATGTCAACGTCAGAGCTACCATAACCAGAACGAGTGGTCTGGGTGGCAGATACGATAGGTACGTTCGCTTCGACAGCGAGTCCTCGAAGTTCTTCAGCAATTGCTTTGACAACTGTATATGAATTGACATTACTACCAGCGCGATATCTTTCGGAAGCACATATATTAAGGTAATCAATGAAAATAATATCAGGTCTAAATGATTTCTTAAGTGCAAGTTCATTAAGAAGTGACCTAAAGTGTCCACTATGTGCAGATGCAGTTGGATATTCTTTAATTATAAGAGAACCTTGAGTTTTCTGCGATAGTTTTGTTACCTTTTCCTCAAACATTAATTTAGGAAGATCTGTTATCTCTTGAATAGGTACATTGAGTAAGTTAGCATCAATTCGCTCCGCAATTTTCTCTTCAGCCATTTCAGCCGTGATGTATAATACGTTTTTCCCTCCCAGGAGTGCGGCAGCCGCAACATGACACATAAACAAACTTTTGCCGACACCAGTGCCAGCGAGAGCAATGTTAAGTGTTTTATTCGGGAGACCACCTTTCGTAATCTTATTGAAATACTCCAGGTCGAACGGGATTTTGTCTTCTTCACGGTGGTATGATTCATATCTTTCTTCATAATCAAGTAAGTAGTCATGTCCTACGTGAGCATCAAAAGAAACTGCCAGAGCTTCTGATAGAATACTAGGGATAGCATCACGATCTTTCTCTTTACTATTTCCCTCAGCAAGTGAAATAGATTCCATAAGTGCCAGATAGATCGCCCGATCTCTACACCATTTTTCAGTGGTATCTACTAACCAATCATGATCTGTAGGGACATCATCAAGATAACTAATGAGTTTTGTAATCTCACTAAAAGTTGTATCATTAATGTCTTGTCGTTTTTCTACTTCAATACAAAGGACTTCCTTTGTTGCTGGTTGATTATATTTTTGAACAAATTGTTCTATTTCTTCAAAAACAATCTTTTGATTAGAATCTTCATAGTATTCAGATTTAATAAAAGGAATTACCTTACGAAGATACTCCTCATTGTAAAGAAGATTTCTTAGAATTAGAATTTCAACTTTGTCCATGTGGAATGTCAAATACGAAGGTTATACGTGTTTCATCACCGATGTTAACGGTTCCATGAGGTAGTTTGTTATTGAACCAAAGAAGAGTTCCTGGTTCAACAATGACAGTTTCTTTGCCACAGAAATATTGATACCTTCCAAGTATTGAAAGGTGATATCTGTTTCTGCTCAGATAGTATGTTCCTTCATCAAT